ATGACAGAGGACGACCCGAAGGTGATCCCGCCTGCGCGTGAGCCCGACTGGGCACACATTGCCCGCGTCTACCAAGGCGAGGAACCTCTGGAAAAGATCGCGGGTCACTACGGTCTCTCAGTACAAAAAGTCTCTGCTCATGCGCAAGCGCAGGGCTGGCCGTTGCGCAAGTACCGCAGTGCCCGGACTGAAAGTGCCACAGGACAGAAACGCCAGGACCTAGCAGCGTTGATACACCGCCTGACGGGCCTTGTGGAACGTCAGATCAAGGAAATTGAAACCAGACTTTGTGAAGCAGGGGAGGCGCGTGATCAGGAGCGCGACGCCCGAACGCTGTCCAATCTGACACGCACGCTCGACAAGCTGGTGGAACTGAAACGAGGCGCCGAGGATGACAGGGCTGCCAAAGCGCAACGTGCCCGCGAAACGGCAAAACGAAAAGGAAGCAAGGCTGATGGAGAGGCAATGCGAGCCCATCTTGCACGCCGCCTGTTTCGGCTCGCTGCCCAAGCCAACAGTTCACGCGTTTCTGGATAGCCTGTCGGGCAGAGAGCTTGCCTTTCTCGCCCACGATTGGCGCTTCTGGGCGCGTCCCTCACAATGTGAACCAGAAGGGTCGTGGACAACCTGGCTCATCCTGGGTGGACGCGGAGCGGGCAAAACCCGCGCCGGGGCGGAATGGGTGCGGGAACAAGTCCAGTGCGGGAACGCGGGGCATCTGGCCTTGATTGGCGAGAGTTATGCCGAAGCACGCGAAGTGATGGTGGAAGGTATTGCCGGGCTGCGCGCGTTGGGACCGAGTGACGAGCGCCCTCGCTATGAAGCAACGCGGCGACGTCTGCTCTGGCCGAACGGCGCCGTGGCAACGCTCTTTTCCGCCAGCGACCCGGAGGGTCTGCGCGGGCCACAATTTGATGCCGCCTGGAGTGATGAGGCTGGCAAGTGGCCGGACGCCGAAGCCGCCTGGGCCATGTTGCAGTTTGGATTGCGTCTGGGGGAGCACCCAAGACAGGTGGTGACAACAACCCCGCGCGCTGTCCCGCTCATCAAGAAGCTGTTGGCCGACGACACGGTCCGTGTTACCCGCGCAACGACGTACGACAATCGGGCGAACCTGGCAGACGCCTTCTTCTCGACGGTGATCAAAACCTATGAGGGAACAAGGCTCGGACGTCAGGAACTGGACGGTGAATTGCTGGAGGATGATCCGGACGCCCTTTGGTCGCGGAGCATGATTGAGAAGACGCGCTGCGGCGCGGTTCCAGAACTGGTGCGCACAGTGGTGGGGGTGGATCCCCCGGCAACGTCCGGCGCGGCCGCGGACGAGTGCGGCATCGTGGTGGTGGGCATTGCAGAAGACGGTCGGTTTTACGTGCTAGCGGATCGCTCGCGCGGACGCCTGAAACCGGCAGACTGGGCGCGCCGGGTGGCGGGCGCATATGACGCGTTTGAAGCAGACCGCGTGGTGGCGGAGGTCAATCAGGGCGGCGAAATGGTAACCGCGGTGCTGCAGCAGGTGGCGCCTCATCTGCCTATCCGTCAGGTAAGGGCAACCCGGGGCAAGTGGGTGCGCGCAGAACCCATCGCAGCACTTTACGAGCAGGGGCGGGTGCGCCACGCCAAGCCCTTTGCCGAACTGGAAGACCAATTGTGCAATTTCACCGGAACCGGAGGCAAAAGCCCCGACCGGTTGGACGCCCTCGTCTGGGCGATCACGGATTTGATGCGAGGGGCCGGCAACCCGACCATCAGGCGACTCTAACTCTAAGGGAACGCAATGAACGAGACACAGACCGCAAACCAAACAGGAACGGGCCTCTGGCACCGCATGTTTGGACGGAGGAGCCAACAGCCCGGGCCTGTGCATGTGAAGGCGAGTGCAACCGGCTCGCTGATTGCCCTCAGTTCACTGGGACAACCGGTATGGACCCCGCGTGACTACGACCAGCTCGCCCGGGAAGGTTATGAACAAAACGCGGTGGCCTTCCGCTGTGTCCGCATGATTGCCGAAGCGGCGGCATCCGTGCCGTGGCTTTTGTATGAAAGGGACCGCGAGCTTGAGGTGCACCCGTTGCTCACGCTTTTGCAGCGACCTAATCCGGGGGAGGGAGGTGCCGACCTGCTGGAAGCCTGGTACGGATATTTGCAGGTTTCCGGCAATGCCTATCTGGAAGCGGTTCGCATTGGAGAGCAGGTGCGCGAGCTTCATGTTCTGCGGCCCGACCGGATGAAAGTTGTGCCAGGCCAGCGCGGTTGGCCGGAGGCTTACGAATATACCGTCAATGGGCGGACGGTGCGGTTCCTCGATGAGCCGGACCATCCAATCCTGCATCTCAAAGCCTTTCACCCGACCGACGATCACTATGGCCTTTCCCCCCTGGAAGCCGCCGCGAGGGCGATAGACATTCACAATGCCGCGGGCGCCTGGAACAAGGCGCTGCTCGACAATTCGGCGCGTCCTTCCGGGGCCTTGATCTACAAAGGCGCGAACGGGGACCAGACCCTGACGAACGAACAGTTCGATCGTCTGAAGCTTGAGTTGGAAGAAAACTATTCCGGTGCGGGCAATGCCGGGCGACCGCTGCTGCTGGAAGGCGGGCTGGATTGGAAGCAGATGGGGCTTGCGCCCAAGGATCTGGATTTCAACGAGACGAAAAATTCGGCGGCGCGTGAAATTGCTCTGGCCTTTGGGGTGCCACCCATGTTGTTGGGTATTCCCGGCGACAACACGTTTGCCAATTACAAAGAGGCCAATTTGGTGCTGTGGCGCCAGACCATCCTGCCGCTGGTGCGCAAAACCGTGACCGCCCTGTCCAACTGGCTGGTGCCGCGCTTTGGCGAGGGGCTGCGCCTTGATGTGGATCTCGATGCCGTGCCCGCTCTGGGTGTTGAGCGCGACGGTCTGTGGGCGCGGCTGAAGGACGCAGACTTTCTGAGCGAAGATGAGAAACGCGCTGTCGTTGGCTATGAACCTCGAAGGCGGACCTCTTCATGAGCCACGATGACAATGGCTACAAAACAGAAAGCCGGTGGCATCTGGATCGGCGTGTGCCCCTCGCACTGATTATGGCGATCCTCATCCAAACTGCTGGCGCACTCACCTGGGCAGGCGCGGCAACGGAACGGATCAATCAGCTGGAACGCCAGGTAACGGAGGGTGGTGATCTCGGCGAGCGCACTGAGGAGCACAGTGTTTTTATGCGCGCAGCACTGGAACGCATAGAGCGGAAACTGGACCGGGTGATTGCTGGCGAGTGACCGCGATCGAACGAAGAGAATTTGGATGGCGCTTTTCGATAGGTGAAGAGCGCCTTTTTTGTGACTGGGAGAAACATGCAGACACATCGGTCAATCGACCCAGAGCTGAAATCAGAACAGGGGCCAGGAGAAACCAAACGGGCGTCATTCAATATTGAACATGTGGATGAAGCTGGCGCCTTCGAAGGTTATGCCAGTCTTTTTGGAGCCGAAGATCTGGGTCACGATCTTGTTCAGCGCGGTGCCTTTCGCGCGAGCCTTCTCAAACGGGGCGCGGCGGGTGTGCGGATGCTGTTTCAGCACGATCCGGGCGCACCCATTGGTGTGTGGGATGAAATTCGAGAGGATGCGCGCGGGCTTTATGTGCGCGGTCGCCTCACCCTTGATGTGGCTCGCGCCCGCGAAGTTCATGCGCTCATGAAAGCCGGCGCGCTGGATGGACTGTCCATCGGGTTTCATACGGTGACAGCTGTGCGTGATGCCGGAACAGGTATCCGACGGTTGCTCGAGATAGATTTATGGGAAATTTCCATTGTGACTTTCCCCATGCAGCCCGGTGCGCGGGTGGCCACGGTAAAGGCCGGGGTCCTGCCAACGGCGCGAGAACTCGAACGCTGGCTCCTGCGGGATGCAGGCTTCAGCAGACACCAGGCCCGCGCGTTGATTGCGGGTGGATATAAGGCGGCACTGACCCCGCGGGATGCGGGCCCAGCCGACGTCGACCTTGCTGGCCTTGCCCGGACCATTCGGGTCGCGGGCGAGTGCTTTCTTCATTGACCTTGAAAACAGTCACAACACGTCGCGATGACGAAGGAGACGACTATGCCTCTCATGAGGAAGAGCAATGTGGGCCGCATCGGCCATACGTTGAACACCCAAACCTCCCACCCCAACGGCCGAACCCGCCAAAAGGGGGCGCCGGAGCGAAAGAGTACCGATCTGGGAAGCCCGGCGGTGCACGATGTACGGGATGCTTTTGATGAATTCATGACCCGCTTCGAAAGCTTCAAGCAGGCCAATGATGATCGGCTGCGGGAGCTCGAACAAAAAAAGACGGCGGATGTGGTCACCGTTGAAAAAGTAGACCGCCTGAACGCGGCACTCGATCTGCAGCAGAAAACGGTGGATGGTCTCGCTCTCTCGCTTTCTCGGCCAGAAAGGGGCGAGCTCTCGACCCTGACCCCGGCGTCACGCGACCACAAAATGGCGTTCGACACCTATGTGCGTCGCGGCGAGACGGGCACGTTACGCGCGCTGGAGGCAAAAGCACTGAGTGCGCAGTCAGACCCAGATGGCGGTTATCTGGTGCCATCAGAAACCGAACGCCTGATCGACCGGGTGGTCTCGGAAGCATCGCCCATTCGCACTATTGCCGGTGTCCGGCAGATCGGCGCGGCATCTTACAAAAAACCGTTTGCAACCACAGGGGCCGCTACCGGCTGGGTGGGCGAAACTGAACCGCGCGCGCAGACCGACGGCCCCAGGATTTCCGAACTCGAATTTCCGGTGATGGAACTCTATGCCATGCCAGCGGCCACCTCGACGCTGCTGGACGACAATGCCGTCAATCTGGACCAGTGGATCGCCGAGGAAGTCCAAACCGCTTTTGCGGAACAGGAAGGCGCGGCTTTTGTGTCCGGGGATGGGGTGCGCAAACCGCGCGGGTTCCTCTCCTATGACACCGTCGACAATGCGAGCTGGGCCTGGGGCAAGGTTGGTTACATCGCAACGGGCGCATCGGGCGCCTTCCCGGTGAACAACCCTTCTGATGTGCTGCTCGACCTAGTCTATGCGGTGAAGTCGGGCTACCGGGCCAATGCGCATTTTGTCATGAACCGGCAGACCCAGTCTCAGATCCGCAAGTTCAAGGACGCCGACGGCCACTATCTTTGGCAGCCAAGTCTTGCGGTGGGCGAAGCTCCAAGACTGATGAATGTCCCCATCGCGGAAGCTGAGGACATGCCCGATGTCGGAGCCGACGCCTTTTCCATGGCCTATGGCGATTTCCGGCGGGGATATCTGATTGTGGACCGGCTGGGCATTCGGGTTCTGCGCGATCCCTATTCCGCAAAACCCTATGTCCTTTTCTACACCACCAAACGTGTTGGCGGCGGCATCCAGAATTTCGAAGCCATCAAGCTTCTGAAATTCGGCACATCTTAAGGAGGTTCTTCATGCGTGATCTTCATTCAAACCTCGGTCTCATCCAGACCCTCGACCCGGCGGTGACAAGCGCAAGCCGGGCGGGTGCCCCTGTCGACCGACAGGGCTTTGAAAGCGTGGAGCATGTCGTGCTCATCGGCATCAGTGGAGACACCCTGTCCGGGGTGAATTCGATCTCCCTGCAGCTCGACGAGAGCGAAGACGGCAGCAGTTGGTCACCCGTCATCAATGACAGTCATGTGCTGGGCGCCTCCATTGACGGGGCGGGCATCTTTGCTGTGATTGATGAGGGGGCGGAAGACGGGTTCCCCCGGTCCATCGGCTATGTCGGCGACGCCCGGTACAGTCGGGTGCAGGTGGTGCTGGCAGGAACTCACACCAACGGCACGCCGGTGGGGGCGATGGCTTTCCTCGGCCACGCCAACATCAAACCGGTGTCCTAGAAAACGCCTGCGCGGACGGGGGAGGGCTCCCGTCCGCTTACCTGCCAAACAGAGGTTTCCCCCAAATGACGCTTACCTTGATCACAGGTCCCGCCACAGAACCAGTGGACCGTGTGGATGCAAAACTTCATCTCCGCATCAGCGGCATAGAGGAAGATATATTGATTGATGGGCTCATTGCCGCCGCGCGGTTGAGTATTGAGGCTCACGCGGGTGTGGCGCTGATTTCCCAGACCTGGAAATGGACGCTGGATGCCTGGCCGGGTGATGTAATGGAGCTGCCCCTCGGGCCGACCACCTCAATCGTGAGCGTGGCAGTAGACGGAGCACCATTGTCCCCCAGCGCCTATACCCTTGTCCCCGGGCGGCCGGCCCGCCTGCTGTCAGACACGGGCGCGCGATGGACACCGCCGACCACGAAGGCGGGCGGCATCGAGATCATTTTTGCGGCGGGTTTTGGCAGCAGCGAAACCGATGTGCCGCGCGATTTGCGTCACGCCATTCTGATGCTTGTCGCCCACTGGTTTGAAAACCGGGAACCGGCTTCCTTTGCAGGAACAACACTCCCGACATCCGTCACAGCCATTTTGGCACCCCATAAACAGGTCCGGCTATGATTGGCGCCCTGCGACATCATCTGACGTTGGAGCAGGCGCTTCGCACACCAGATACCGGTGGTGGCGCAACCCTGTCCTGGGTCCCGGTAGCAACCCTCTGGGCTTCTGTTGAAGCGGTAGGGGGCAGCGAACGCGAAACAGCCGATCGGGCAGACGCGCGGACCACCTACAAGATCCGCCTGCGCTATAGAGCAGACGTTACTGCGGGCATGCGGTTTCGTCAGGACACACGGATTTTCAACATTCGCACGGTGCAGGACGAAGAGGGTCGCCGACGGTGGCTGATCTGTGCTTGTGAAGAAGGAGCTGCCTCGTGACCCTGAGCGCCAGTTGGGCATTGCAGCAGGCCATGCACGCAGCCCTCATCGCCAATGCGCCCCTCGCTGCTTTTGTGAGCGACCGCATCTACGACCGGCCACCACCTGACGTGACTTTTCCGTTTGTCACGCTCGGTGACATGGAGGTGATCGCCGCTGACACCGGAGAGGGCGGGGGCACAGACGCCGGGGCTGCCCATCGCCTGACCCTGTCTGTCTGGTCACGGGAAAACGGGCGGCGCGAAGCCAAGGAAATTATGAGCGCCCTCTACGAGGTGCTTCACAACGCGGCTTTGTCATTGCCCGGCCACACGCTCGTCAGTCTGCAATTCGAGCGGGGCAGTATCGGTTTTGCAGGCGAGGCAGAGGCGGTGCGGGGCCAATTGCGGTTTCGCGCC